ATTAAGATGAACAACCAAAACATTCAAATTCACTATTCTCAGGTTTTGGTGGTAGATTCATATTCGAATAATCTACTTTTGGTGTTTCGGGTGTCGCAACCTTTGGTTTTTGAATTTTAGAAATGTCAACCGCCAAATGTTTAGCCCCCGTAGAAATCGCCTTTGTTCTTACATAGTAACACAAAGTTTTCAAACCTTTCCTCCAAGAGTGGAAATGTGATGATGTGATTTTTGATAGAGTTGGGTTACCCATATAAATGTTCATTGATTGTGATTGGTCAATAAACGGACCTCTATCAGCCGCCATATCAATCAACTCTCTTTGTGAAATTTCCCAAATGGTTTTATATTTTGGAATGAGGTGTTCGATTCTCTTAACCTTTTTGTTATAACTTTTCTCCTCAGGGTCCAAGTAATTGTTAAAGTTAATGTTTTGAATAGAACCTTCGTTCAAGATAATTTCATTCTTCAACTCTTCACACCAAATACCAATTTTTTCAAAGTCACTAATAAGATACTTGTTTACAATCATAATCTCACCGCCAACAACTCTTCTATTAAAGATTGCCGAGTGAGCTGGTTCTGTCATTTCATATGAACCTGTAATCTTAGCCGAAGACGCTACAGGCATCTGAGCCGTAAACAATGAATTACAAACACCCCATTTTGCAACATCATCCTTTAATCCGTTCCAATCCCAAAATCCTGAAAGTTCTTCTTCTTTAAGACCCCACATATCAAACTGAAATACTCCTTGTGACATTGGTGAACCTTCAAAAAACTTATATGGTTGGTACTGACCTGTTCTACACAATTCATTACTTTCACTAATAGCAGCGTAATAGATTGTTTCAAAAATATCTTTATTTAATTGACGTGCTTCCTCTGACGTGAAAATATAATCTAACAAGTAGAATACGTCTGCCAAACCTTGAGTTCCAATTGCAATTGCTCTCTGTTCCATTCCACCTTTTCTACCTTGTTCAGTTGAATAGTTATTAATGTCAACAACTTTGTTTAGAGCTCTAACAACTTTTCTTGTTTCATCGTGAAGAAGTCTCAAATCAAACTTACCATCTTTAATGAAATTCTTAAGAACCATAGAAGACAAGGTACAAATTGCCGTTGTGTCCTCATCAGTGTATTGGTAAATCTCATTACACAAATTAGATTGTTTTACAACACCAATGTTTTGGTGATTTGTTTTGTTGTTTGCATTGTCTTTAGAAGACAAATATGGAACACCCGTCTCAATTTGTGACTCAACAATTTTAGACCAAATTGTTTGTGCCGATACTTTCTTACCCAAACCTAAAGCAACTGCTTTGTTGTAGTTGTCTTCATATTCTTGACCATAACATTCTTGTAATGGTTTGACACCCGCCTTTAGAATATCATTAGGACAGAACAAATACCAGTCACCATTTGTTTCAACCGCTCTCATAAAATTATCAGGAATCCAAAGAGCGGTAAATAAATCACGAGCTCTTAATTCTTCAGCACCTGTGTTCTTCTTGATTTCTAACAAATCAATAATGTCTTTGTGCCAAGGTTCAATATAAATTGCCGCGCTACCAGGTCTACGACCTTGTTGATTAAAATATCGTAATGATTCGTTAACAATCTTAAGATACTTTAATAGACCGCCTGCATATCCACCTGAAGAACTGATACGACTTTCTTTACTTCTAATGTTTGACATACACAAACCAATACCAGCAGCGTCTGAAGAGTATGTTGAGATGTCGTTTAACGTTCCTAACAAACCATCTCGTGAGTCGCTATTATTATAATGTAACACACAAGAAGCCAACTGAGGTGTTTTAGTTCCTGAGTTAATCATAATTGGTGTTGCTGGTGAGATTAACTGATTTGAAAGTGAGTTGTAGTATTCAACCGCTTCTTCAAATGTTCTTGTAACCCACAATGCAACTCTCATATACATATGTTGTGGTCTTTCTACAACTTTACCTTCAGGTGTTTTCAATAGATACATTTCTTGGAGAGACCTCCAAGCAAAATAATCAAAATTGTAATCATTCTCGTGTTTAATAACATCATCAATGTTCTTATCACCATACTTGTCAATAATCTTGATTAACGCATCATTAACCACACCACTGTTATTTAACATTCTCATAGTTTCTGAAAAACTATCAGAAGTCTCTTTGTGGTATGAAGAGATTGCAACTGAAGATGCAAGTCTTGAGTAATCGTGGTGACTACCTGTGTATGAGGCAGCAATCTCATAAACCAACTTATCAAGCTCTTTAGTTGTAATATTGCCTTCAGTTGGTACTGAAGTTATAACTTTAATGAAAATTTCATCAGAGTTTACATTGAGACCTTTAGCAGAACGTTTAATTCTTAGATATATCTTCTGAGGATTAAACGAAGCATCGTCTCCATTTCTTTTTTGGATTTTTAGTGACATCATAATTCTACAAATTTAATTAAAAATCGTCAGTAAACGAAATTGTTTCATTTAATTTAGCTTTTTGGTACTCCACAGTTCGTGATTCGAAGAAGTTACCTTTTGTTTCAACAGCAATCTGTTCCATAAATTTAAAAGGTTGTTCAACATTAAACTCCTTCTTACATCCTAATTTAACCAATAAACCATCAACAACAAACTCAAGATATTGTTTCATAAGATTTGAATTCATACCAATTAATGAAACAGGTAGTGATTCAGTAATAAACTCTTTTTCAATCTCAAGAGCCGACAATAAAATCTCTTTAATTCTTTTTTCACTTGGTTTGTTTTCTACGTGATTATTCAACAAGTGAATTGCGAAATCACAATGTAGGTTTTCGTCTTTAAAAATCAAAGCATTTGCATTACATAAACCTTGCATAATACCTCTTGATTTCAACCAAAAAATAGAACAAAATGAACCTGAAAAGAAAATACCTTCAACCGCCGCAAACGCAACAAGTCTTTCTTGGAAAGAAGCATTTTTAATCCAATTCAACGCCCAATTAGCCTTTTTCTGAACTGCAGGTAATCTATCAATAGCGTTGAAACACTCATCTTTTTCATCAGGACTTGATACGTATGTATCAATCAATAATGAATACATTAAGGAGTGAATGTTCTCCATCATAATTTGAAAACCGTAAAAGAATTTTGCTTCAGGGTACTGAACTTCTTTAATAAAGTTTTCCGCCAAGTTTTCATTTACGATTCCATCAGAAGCCGCAAAGAACGATAAAATATTTTTAATAAAGTATTGTTCATTCTCTGAAAGGTTCTCCCAATCTCGTATATCGTTTGACAAGTCAACTTCCTCAGCAGTCCAAAAAGCTGCTTGGTGTTGTTTGTAATACTCCCAAATATCATTATACTGAATTGGGAAAATAACAAATCTGTTAGGGTTTTCTATTAATATCTTTTCCATAATTTAAATTAAGCTTGTTTTTGTTGTTCTCTTTGTTTTCTCTTGTCCAAGAGTTCTTTAACTCTGTCTTTTCTCTTTTCTTCTTGTTGTTCTTCAAATCCTAAGAATGTTGTTGAAGACTCGGTGTCAATAATAATCAATTCATTATCGAACTTACAATTTTCAAACACAATACCGTCAGAACCAATTCTTGACTTTGTGATTGCAATTGTTGCTAATTTCATTTCTTTTTGTTGTAATGTCTTCGCAACTGATATAATCACGTGACCTACTTGTGCCTTCTTGATTGACCCACCCATTTGGTCTGTAGTTACAACTTCAGAAGATATTGATGAACGGTTACCTTGAGTTGCGGTCCAACCAGCAATATTCATTTCGTGACACATTGCCTCAAAGTGTCTCATAACCGAACCTTCAGCCTTCCACTCATCATTTCTAAGATTGTCAGGAACAACACAGTCAATGTAGTCCAAAGTAACCATATCAATCTTAGTACCATCAGCAACCATCTTACGAATTTGATTTTTAATCTGATTCATAGTCATAGTATCTGAAGGTAACTTCTTCAATATTAGTTTGTTTGGCATTGAGTTCTGTACTTCTTGTACCTTTTCAATAACCTCATCTTTTCTTGTTGCGAGATTATCAGGTTCAATACCAGTCCAAATGGTAAAATGTTTTCTCTGAATAATTTTTGGGTTATCCTCGAAGAATATTTGAAGTACGTTGTATCCCATATTGAATGCACTGTTTGCAATTTTGGTAAGAATAGTTGTCTTACCAACACCTGTAGGCGCTAAGATAACACCAATTTCTCCTTTTGCCAAACCACCTTTTAACAGTCTGTCAATACCAGGTATTCCAATAGGAATTGGGTGTCTAAAATCATCATTTAAGACATCATCTAAACCAGAGAAAATTTCAATGACACCAGTCTCTCTTTCACCCACTTGTAAAGCTTGTCTAAC